TAGCTGTCGAGCCGACAAGCAACGTTCTTCGTCTCGTAGTAAAGAGGTCCAAGGCGCTCAAGATACCGCCGCGTCTGGCCGTTTACCACGCGCTTGACCGAGATGAACAGTTCGTCCTGGTTGTCGCCAACCCCCGGCAGTGTGGTGACCGACTCGATGATGCCGCCAGCCCCTGGCGACGACCACCGGCCCCAGCCGAGCACGTTCTCTGACGGGTCGAACAGCTTGAGCAGCATCTGGCCATCGCCGCGGATGGCGCACACTCGGCTGTCTGGCCGGCGCATGACAGCAAGCTGGCTGACACTTGGCCGACCGATGTCACGGTGAAGCGTCGTCAACGGCCGCGCCACGTAGTCCTGGAGCTGGACGTTGTAGACGATCTCCATCAGGTGAAAGCCGGAGTTGTCGATGTAGAGACACCGCGTGTCGATCTTGATCGGCTGGATGTCGCCGACACCATAGGTCGACATCTCGCGGACCGTCATGTTGGTCGTCGACAGTGGCTCGTCGAATGCGTTCGACCGCACCACAACCTCGGCGCCCTCGGTGCCGATGATCAATCGCCCGAGGCCGATCATCCACTGGCCTTCGTTGGCCGCTCCGACTGCTACATCTCGAGCAATTGCAGACGAGTTGCCATCGTCTCGCTCATGGCTTTCATAGGCACCCGAGTAGGACCCCCAGAACCGGTCCGAGCGCAGCGTCCACAGCCGGCCGTCGAACTCGGTGACGGCGCGCGGCCAGCCGCGATAGTCGCTCCACGCGCCCTCCTCCCAGTTCTCGGTCGACGTCGCTTGGGCCAAGTTGTCGAGGACTTCCATCAAGACTTGCGTGGCGCTGACGTAGTTCGTCACGCGAACGATGCCTTCCGTCGACGAACCAGCGTGGAAGATCGTGACCGTCGCGCTACCTGACGTGTATTCCCCGGTCTCGACGCCAACCCGATAAAACACTCGGTTGTTGTCGAGACCGTCGTTGAACGCCAGGGCGAAGCTTGTGCCGGCGGTTGCAACCGAGACGCTACCGCTGGTCGACGACGAGGTCGTTGCGTTGGCCCACGACGTCGTGTTGCCGATCGACCGCTGGATCCGAACTGTCCCGGTTAGGCCTGTCCCGACCGTGAACGTCAGTGCGCGGGACCCGCCTACGCCCTGCACTTCAACCGGGTCGGTCCATTGGTCATCTCCCGACACGACGCGAGACTCGAACTGCCCTGGGTGAGTGAGGCGGAATAGTGCGCCGACGTGGCCCGTTTTGAAGAAGTCCCGCGATGCGTCAAGTGTGCCGTTGCCAACACGCACGGACGGGGTGAGCCTCAGTGAATTGTCGGTGTTCGGGTCCATGAACGGACCGTCGACCTCTTCGGTCTCGGTGACGCTCCACGAATTGTTGTCCCAGCGCTCTATGCGCCTTTGGCGCGTGGTGCTGATCGCAACGTACATGACGTTGAGCGTCTGGTGGAAGCGCAGCGACTGGTGGTCGTCTGACTCCCACGGCGTGGCCAGTATCAAATCGCCAGCGCTGGCGATCGCGATCGTCTCGACCTCAATCTGGCGATAGGCTGACGATGTTATCTCGACCCAGAACGATCCGACTGGCCTGAACGCCAGCGAATGATGCCCCGTCCGCAGCTTGCGCTCTTCGATATACTGCGTGCCGCCGGCCGACGACCCGACTTTCAGGATCACCGGGCCGTGGTGGACGTGAATGTTCAGCGCGTGCAGCACGTCCGGAGTCGATGTCGAGACCTGCTGGCGGATACCAGCGATCGCAGAGCCGTTCGAGTTGAGGAGCAGGCGCCCGCTGCCTACCGTTGCCGATGCCCCGGACGTGGATATGTCCGTCCATCCGCTCAACGATGAGGCGAACGTCCCGTTAGTGATCGTCGCACCTGCCGTTGGACGCGCGATGATGTCGGCGTCTGCGTCGCCAGTCGCGATGCGCAAGGTTTGGTCGCCGAGGCACAGAATGAACTTCTCGCGCACGGAGCGCACGAAGTGGTGAAGCCTGAATTTCTCGGTCCCGAGGTCGGCCCGGAACCCAAACCCAGGGCGAAGCCCCATCGGTCCGTTGGCGTCAAGCCAGATGTTCAGGCACGTCTCGGAGCACGCCGCGTAGTTCTCAAGGGTGACGCGCGACAGCGTCTCGCTGCCGATTTCGCCGCCATTAAACACGACGAAAGGTGCCGTAAGACTGGACCTAGACATCAAAACGCTCCAACGGTTGAACGCGTTGTTGATAGATGGTACAGTGTCGTAAGACAGAGGGCGACGCGATGATGTCGGCGGCTAAAAATCTTGTTGGCAAGACTTTCGGCAGGCTCATAGCCATTGAGTGCTTGCCCGCAACAAGTCCTGGACGACACCTGAGGTGGCGTTGCAGGTGCGAGTGCGGAGATGAGGTTGTGGTGACCAGCGAAAAGCTTAGATCTGGCCACACCAAGTCCTGCGGATGCTTGAGGGGACGCCACAAGCACACGAGCCGCACCGCGCCACCATCGCCAACCTACACGTCGTGGCGAAACATGGTTTCGCGATGCACCAGACCCAATTCCACAAGCTACGAACATTACAGAAAACGGGGCATCAAGCTGTGCAAGAGGTGGCTCGTCTTTGACAACTTTCTCGCCGACATGGGGGAGCGGCCGCCAGGAACGACGCTTGATCGACTTGATAACGACGGGCACTATGAACCAGGCAACTGCCGGTGGGGCGACAAGAAACAGCAGGCCAACAACAGGTCGACGAACCAATTGTTCGAGTACCGAGGCCAGACCTACACGATGATCCAGCTTGCGCTGGCGACTGGCGTGCCGAAGGAAACGATTAGATCGCGTCTTGTGCGCTCCACAAGATGGACCATTGAAGACGCAATCAACACGCCAACCCTCGCCCACACAGAGCGCCGGAAGCCGAGACCCTAGCGCCATCAGCGTTGCTCGCGGTCAATGTTGCCGCCGCGGCGGTATCCTCGAGCAGCGCGCGACCACGAACCATGCTTCTGGAGTTTGGTCGGGCCCTGCGTGGCGTCCAGCCCGATCGCGTCGGAGCCGAACCGCTTGACCGCCTTCATGGCATCGTCTTTGGCTGACGGGTTGAGCTTGGGCGCGGCTCTCAGGGCTAGATCCGCCGCCACGAAATCTGCAAACGTCTGAGACCACGCCCCCGGCTTGTCGATCCGCCGGTCGGACACATAGACGATGTAGACCGCTCCCATTGACGTCGCGATCTTGCCCTCTTCGATGGAGTAATCGAGAAGATCGTCCCCGTCATCGCCGGTATCCGAGACGTGCAGAACCCGCAGGCAATCGTTCGGTAGGGCGTAGTAGTAGTCGTAGGTCGATACGGGAACAGCCTCGAGCCGGCCGAGATTGGCCCGGGCCTTAGCGTGGTCCCATGCCGTCTTCTCGTGACAGTATTCGCAGGCGGGCAGCCAGTGGGTGTTGAGCGTGCGCACGACCTCGTTCTGTGCCGTGTCGCTCTGGAGCAGGTTAAGCCCCATGATGCCGACCGCGCTGTTGAATACCGTCAGCTTGGTGGGCATTAGGCGGCCTCAGCCTTCTTCGTGCGCTTGGCGAGCCATGATTCGGCGTCAGCGCGTGTCGGCTGGTTGTCGACGACGACATGGTGATCATCGACAACAGCCCACTGGCGATCTGGCCCGAGGAATTCGATGCGAGCGCCAGACAGATCGGCATCCGGCAGGCTGGACTCGGCATAGTCGAACACATGACGCGGCCGGCAGATCAGCGCGCGGGCGGCGTTGTCGGTGCGAATGACGTCGAGGCACAGAACGAAATTGCCGTGGACGTGCTTGATCTCAATGTAGTCGAGCGGGCGGATTTGCTCGGCTTTGGTCCACAGATAGCGGGGGTGCAGACAGTCCTCGATGGTGTGGTCTGCCGGGGCGATCACGGCCCAGCCGTTCCAGAGGTTTCCTGCCGGCTGAATGGCTTGGCTCGGTAGCTGCAGCGCGACCTTGCGGGCGGAGGCCGCTGCCTTGGTTGGTGTCTTGGCCATGATGTTCCTTGTTTCAAATGGAAAAAGGGCGGCCCGTTTGACTGGACCGCCCCTTCGCGTGCTTCAGATGCTCAGCGCTCGGCTTATGGCTTGACGACCAGGAATCCGATCTTGATGGCGGCGTTGAAAGCTACCGATGCGTGGTGGTTGGTGACCGTGATGACCACCTGACCAGCCGTTACCGTGCAGCCGCCGATGCCGGGCGTGCCGGTCGATGCGCCGGCGTCTGCCGTAGCCAGCACAAAATCGCCGGCCGCGATCTGGGTGTTGGTCAAAGTTAGCGTGTATTCGGCAGCCGCAGCAGTCGTCAGGGCTTCCGTCGTCACCACACCCCGAAGTGCAGAGAGCGTTGCCGCGCCAGCTACGGCAGTCGCCGTGCCGCTGCTGCCAGCGCCAAGGGTTGCACCAGCCGCAGCGACTGCGGTCGCAACGAACTCGCTGCTCGCCGTCAGTGCGGCCTTGGCTGTGGTGGCGAACTGACGGACCTCAACCTTGTCGCCAATGTTCATTCCGCGCTCTTTGGCATCGGAGATGAAGTTGGCGGCGGCCACGACGGACGGGGTGTCCGTTCCTTCGTAGCGCCACGTCTGGCCGGCGCTGCCGGCCTGGGTGATGAGCCGAAGCTCGAGGGAATCATATGCCATGTGATTGGTCCTTTATGACGATTGGGGGGGAACGAGGATCGTCGAGCGGGCGGTTACCACCCGCTCAGCGATTAGAGCGCGGTGGTGTCGTTGTGGGTCATCTTGACGATGCCGCCGACCTGCAGAGCCTTTGCGCCCTGGTAGGCAGACGTGCGGGCCCACGAGTAGTCGTGCTCTTCGTTCTGGCCGACCTTGGTCGTCATCTCACCCATGTTCAGGCCGTGACCGACCGAAGACTTGTGGTAGACGAAGCACGACGCAGCCGAGGTGCCGACGCCAGGCAGGTTGGGGTGACGGCACCACTTCACGCCGTTCCAATCGCGCCACATGGTGTACTTCATGAAGGGACGGTCTGGCACCCAGTCGCCGCTGGCGAACTGGTTGATCTTCATCGCGTGCGCCCATGCCATTGGAGTCAGCAAGCCGTAGAGCTCGCCATCGTCAGGGACCTGGTTGGCGGCAAGGATGGCCGTCGACTCGAGCAGCGAGCCGAGACCCATGCCGGCGATGGTCCCGCCACCGTTCGTCGCGAACGTGGTGGTTGCGAGCTGCGTCAGGATGAGGTTGTCGGTCTTGCGATTGATCGAGACAACACCGCGGCGCTGCATCGACGTGCGCTGCGGCACCGACGATGAAACGATCTGGAAGTTGTTCTTGCGGGCGAGGTGGTGCGACTCGGCGAGCACGCACGTCTGGCTCGACTGGTCGTCCGAAGCGTAAGGGATGTTGCCGTTCGCACCGCGGGTAACGGCCTCGTCGGCCACACCTTCGATGATGAAAATAAACTTGTCGCCCTTGACGTCGCCTTCGGTCGTTACAGTGCCACGGAGGTGGGACTGCTTCTGCTCGTACACTGGAGTGAACTCCATGTTGTACTTCGTCTGCATAATTGTGATGTCGGCCATTGTATCTCTCCTGAGTTGAGCCGGTTGGGATCAGTCCGGGAGAACGGCGCGTCGGGTGCCCGCAGGTGGCGTTGGATCGGGGTGCCGCGCACGCGAAGGTGCGACGGGCCGACACGAATGCCGCCGTGTGAGTCGATCGGTGCTGTCCTGGGTCTAAGGGTCGTGCTGCTCGGGCCGGGTATTCTGGGGTGCCGGGCGTAAAGGACCAAACTGGAAATGGGGTTTGTGTTGATCGGATCGACACATCGGAATGGACGTGTCGATGGAACCGAGAATGGTGCACTTGTAAGGATTCCTTACAGGTGCGAACTTCAGTCGATAACGCGTACCAGCCCGCCGTTGAGCCAAACCGGCTGGCGGCGAGCCTTGATGATGTCCGTCCCGCGCATCAGCAGGACGCAACGGGCGTGGCGGGTGGTGACGCTCAGAACCTTTTGATCCTCGACCAGCACCGGCTCGTCTCTTGGTTTTGTCGTGCTCTCGTCCATCACCACCTCTTCAGTTCATCATTGGACCAGCATCTTCTCGGGCGCGATCCTCGGGCATGATGCCGAGGTCGACGTCTGTCGAGTTGACCATGTCGCGGGCACTTTCATCGTCGAGGCCGATCTCGATCAGCTTGACTTGGTAGCGCGCGCTCCATTCCGGTGTCGTCTTGGCGAAGGTCGGAGGTGGTGGCGGCTGGACAACGACCGGCGCGCGGGGCGCAACCGGGGTGGCCGCAACAGGCGGCCGTGACTCTGCCGCCGCCTCAAGCGCTTTGATCCGAGAACATACCCGCGCCCATTGCTTGGCGTCGGGCTGGTCGGGGATGTTCTCGCTGAAGCCGTCGAACCACGCGAGAAACTTGTCAAGACTGTCCATCGGGTGCTCCGGTCATAGCCCGCGCCGCGTCACTTCCGCCTTGACATCCGCTGCTGCTTGGCGATCAGCTTGTCGAGGGTCGCCTGGGTATCGGCTCGCGCGTAACCCTTCGGATCGGTGTCGCGCGTGGCGATGATCTTGGCGATCTGGGCATTCGTGTCTTCGCCGTCGTCCCCGTCGCCCATGTCGAACGCGCCTTCATCGGCCCGTTCCTTGGCAAGGTCCGCCATGAAGTTGACGAACGGGGGGAAACTACCGAGCTTCTGGCCGTTCTCAAGCCGCATCGACAGGAAGTCGGTACGCTGCTGGGGCTCTGTCCAGCCGTATTTGCCGAGACCGTCGGCCATCATCCGGTTGGTGAGCTCGACGACCTGGGGGAACGCCTTGCCGTGGAAGCCCTTGATTTCCTGCTCGCCCTTGCGATCAAGTGCCATGGCTTCAGCCGCCTTGGCTGCATTGGCGCGCTGCTGGACGGCGAAGTACATCCGGCTGGCGACCTCGACCTGCTTCTGGTTCGCGCCGGCCGCGTGCATTTCCTGCTGGAATTCGCCGATCAGCTCGGTGTCAAGCTCCGAAGGGGTGCCGTATTCCTTGGGGATCTCGAACTTGTAGTCCTCGGGCTTCTCGGGGATGCCCATCGCCTTGCGGAACCGCTCGACCTCTTTCGGGTCGTCGTTCTTGCCGGTTGGGATCTTGACCCGATCGCGCGTCACTTCGCTGATCTTGGCGTCGGCCGACAGCGCAGCGTTTAGAACGTCGTAGGGGGACGAACGCTTGGCCAGATACGGCTTGGCCTTCTCGCGCTGCGTCTCGGGCAGTCCGGCAATCATCTTGTCGCGCCACTTCTCGTCCCAGTTGGCGGCGGTCATCTGACCGTCGGTCGCCTTGTCGGCGGCGCCAGCAGCAACCTTGGTGGTCTCTTGCGTACCCGCACCACCTTCATCAGCACCGGTATCGACCGTGTCATCGGCATCGAGCGCGTCGGCGTCGTCGTTCATCATCGGAGGCATTAGTCTTGTTCCCCTTGCTCGTCGTTGCGCACGGGCGTGTTCATGAGCTTGACGATCTGCTGACCGACAAACTGCTTGCCCATTGCAAAGTTGGTTGCTCTGTCCGCGTCCGTGCCGCCTGGCCTGAACGGGTTTTCGTAGGTGCCAGACGCGAACACGATCCACTCCATGGCCCGCATCTGCTGGTAGCCATCGGCTCGGCCTTCACGCAGCGCCCGGAACGCGACGACGTCGCTGTTGTCGTAGGGCGGCGGCATCCAGGGGTCGCGCTCAAGCGGCAAATGCAGGGTACGCTCTTTGACGAAACCGGTGTGCAGCGGGCGCTTGCGCGTGTTGGGCATGAGGCTCATTGAACACCTGCCATCATGTCAGCGAACGGGTCCTCGACGTCTGGGAAGTCGTCGAGCGGATCGATCGGCTGCTCTTGCTGCCCCTGCTGCTGCTGGCCGAACATCGCTTGAAGCTGAGGCAGCATCGGCACCGCGCCTGCGGCCTTGGCTCCGGCCCCGGCCGCCTTGTCGGCGAGGCCGGCCATCGCATCGGCCTTCTTCATCTCTTCCATCTCGGCGATCTGGGCGGCGCGCGCATCGCGCTCTTCCTTGATCTTCTCAATCGGGACGAGCCACGAGGCCTCGCCGCCGAGGTTCTCCATCGTGTCGCGAGTCATCTTGTCGAGGTCGACGTTGTCGACGACCTCGGGCTTGATCTGGAGAAGCGGGGTGAGAAGCTCGACCGTCTCCCGAGCCTTCTGGACCTTGATGCGCTTGTAGGCTTGGGAGACTGGGGTATCGAATACCCAGTTGATTTCGCCGGCCTTGATCTCGGCTGGGATCGACTCGACCGGGCCGAAGTAGCCGAGCCGCATGTTCATCATGAACAGCGTCGACAGCACGCGCTCGTTGTCTGCCTCGAACGGCTCGAACACCGGGCCCGCCGACCGGACGTACTCGGCAACGCGCTCGGACGCCTCATAGGCCGTCATGCTGCGATCGGACGGCAGCGAAAGCTTGTTCAGGAAGAACGCCGCCTGCAGGATCTGGCGGGTGTCGACCTTCATGTCGAGGCCGATCTTGACGTTGCCGCCGGTCTCGAGAGGACGAACGATGTCACCGAACCGCTCGTCGTAGTCCATGTCGAGCCACGTGACCGAGGCCGGGTAGTTCTTGACGCTACCGAGCACAGCATCGCGCTTGGCGAGCAGTGGTGGTGCCACGGCCAGTTCGCCGGCGTCCATGATCACGCGGGCCTGGGACTGAAGAACGCGCCCGTCGACAAGGGCCAGCGTTGCAGCCGGGGAATACCCATAGGCGCTATCGCTCACACGCCAGCGACGATGGAGGATCGGGAACTCCCAGTACCCACCGACGCGCATGAGCACGCCGCTGTCGGGGTTTATCGTCAGGGATGCGAACGGCTTGCCGCCGAGCTTGCCGCGGGGTAGGTCGTACCGCCCGATGTCGGCCGCTGGCATGACGACGTGGCGGAGAGTGATTTCTTCGTATGGCGCCTTCTCAAGCCGCTCCTGCTGGGACGGGGTGAGCATGTCGAGGCCGTACTGCTGGACGGCGGCCCTGAGCGTCTTCTTGAACTTACGGTGGTTGACGTCGACATCGCCAGAGCGATTGACCGACCATGCGTTGTCTCGAGGGTGGCTGATCTCGAAGAGGTAGCCGGATCGGTCAGGGGCTTCCGTCAGGATCGGGACCGCGTTGCCGAACGACACGAAATCGTCGTCGCAGTCGGCCATGGTCTTCTGAAACCGCGACCGTCCGCTATAAAGTTGCCGCCGCATGACATCGCGGGCGTAGTCGCTGAAAACGTTGGCGGCGTGCGTCTTGCGCCAATCGTCGGCGGGCTCGGGCCGGAACCACTCTTTACTTCGAGGGCGGAGGATAGCGCCGATCGCACCAGCCAGATCGCGGCGAGCCTGGGCCGGGATCGACTCGTACATATTGTCGGCGTACTCGTCGCCGTCGGTGCGCTCGCGCGTGAAGTTAGCCCGCTCGGGGTAGATCAACTCGGCAATCGTCTGGTGGAGACTGTCGAGGTTGGCCTTCTTCGCAAAAAGGGAATCCCCGAGTTGCAGCATCTCCCGGCCGAGGTGGCTCATCTTATCCTGTCAGAACTGCTGTGCCGCCGAGGCCAGCCTGTTGCGTCATCATCGGTGCAGCCCCGGCATCGCGCCGCTTCTTGGTCTGCGTCTGCGTGCGAGTGTTGGCTGGTGATGCGGCGGTGGACGCCAGACCGGCTTGGCCGTCCTTGGCCTTCTTTTCCTCGCCGTCGACGCTTGATGCGTAGGACTGCTTGGCTTGTGCAGCGAGCGCGCCCTCTGCGGCCGACGTCGACGGGTCGTACTCGATTGTCGGCGGCGGCGGCGGCGGGAGAGATGCCGTCGTCGGCGTGGATTGCTTGGCTCCGCCCATAGTTTTACCTCAACCGGTTAGAACTGCTGGGCCACCCATGCCGCCCATGGGGGACACCATGCCGGCGGCCGGGTCCATGGCTGGCTTAGGCTTCCGGCGGGCGGCAGGCTGACCGCCAGGGGGTGGTGCCGCCCCCCGCTGTGGCTGGCCAGTGGATGCCAGCATGGTCGACGACTTCAGGCCGTCGGACTCGTCGTCTGCATTGGTCGCCGACGTTGAGGCTGAGGCGTCGCCCCGAGCCTCCAGCGCCTTCTTCGCGGCAAGCTGAGCCACGTCGACGTCGGGCGTCTGCACCTGCGCCGGGGCTGCAACAGGGGCGGCGGCAGAAGATTTCTTTCCAGACATGCTAGGGTCTCCTGGTTAACCGGTAAGGACGGCTGGTGAGGCGAGCGCCCCGTTCATGTTTGACACCGCAGCGGCTGGGTCCTTGGTGACGCTACCTGTCCGCTTACGGGTCTGTGGCGCTGCGCCAGTAGCCCCAAGCCCCTTGCTCTTTGTCTCTTCGGCCGCTTCCCGCTCAGCAGCCGATGCCGATACACCCACAGCTTTGGTCTGCTTGTCGGCAAAAGCGTTCGGGTCAACCTTTGGCGGCGGCGATGGTGGTGGCGGTGGCGGTGGTGCCGGTGGTGCCTGTTTGCCTGACATG